CCTTCAAGGCATCAACATCTACAGCTTCAACGTCAGCTTCTTCAGCATCGTCAGATTTCATGGTCATATCGGTGTCATAAGCCTTCATGGCCTCTTCTTCCGACATACCCTTGTCCATGTAAGGCTTAAGTTTAGCCTTCATATCATCAGTCATCTTAGTAATTTCCTCTCCGGAAGTGTCACGCTTGAAGAGTGCGATAGTGGCCTCTTGATTAGCAGGTCGGTCAACCAGTGACACTTCCTCAAGCTGTAAGTTTTCAAGCAAGGTTGTCATACCTATTTCCTTTGCTTAAGTTTATATCTGCGGGTAACACTTGGAGGTTCCAAGGCACATGGAGGCCACAGATGGTTTTACCATTCAGCGGAACAATGTGGTCCACATGGTATTCTTCACCAGTTACCGACCTAAGGTCACGAGCTAACCAGTAGAAATCTCTTATCTCAGACTTGTGTTTATCTGATAGGGGTAGGTATCTTTCCCTACGCCTAGCTTGAGCCTCACACCTAATTGACTTAAAACTTGGAATGTGTTTATTGTCATAGTAGTATTCAGATGCTCTTTCACGAGCCTTTTGCGCAGTCTTCTCACTTGTCTTTCTCCCCACCCGACTTCTACTCTCTAGATTACGAGCGGTATGACAAGTTTTGCACATGGATTGTAACCGTTGTCCCTTTTTACCGAAGAGGGGGAGTGGTAACTCTTTTCCACAGGCACCAGTGCAAACCTTAGTCATCTGCAACTTCAACCTTTGTGGCGCGACCCCCGATAGAAAAGCCTGTGAACTCACCCTTTTTCATACGGTCCCAAGTTTCATCGTCGTGGACCTTAACTGCGATTAGCCAACCCTCAAGGTCAGACTCAATACCAAAGGCAGATTGAATTTCTTTTGTGAAAGGCATAGAGTGAACAATAGTTGTCGTAGGCTCACCTTTGTGCATAGTGAGGCCGTTACGAGCGCCAAGCATAAACTCTGTCGCTGCTTTCTCCATAGTGGCGGGGGAAATAATGTCGCCCTGACGGTCAACTACAGGTTTTCCACCCTTGGTGACGACAGAAGCATAACCGTAAATCATGCGTTGCTCATCATCAACCTTGGTAATCTTACCACTTGTTTCGAATTTAGTCATATCACCCACCGATGTATCTGCTTCCCACATGCGACAGGACCAATAACCAGCCGTTGTCTTGTCCTTCTTGGTGTCGCAGGAGTGGCGGGAGCGGAAATTAGCCCTAGCTTTGGGGTCATCCCTACGGATTTCCATGTTAGGGTCACCGAAAGTTACCCGCTTAACTCTGTCGCCATCCTGAACGAAGACTTCAAACTTCTTGTTACCACCTTGGATACGACGGGGCTTGTTCAGAGTTACTTTTTCACCCTGATAGTCAGCCTTAGCAAAGTCTACCTTGAGTACCTCAGCTACGATAGCCCTGAGAGCCTCTATACGGTCCACTCGCAAGCCGTCAGGCTGAGAACCGCCTTCTGAGGGGCCTTCTTCTTCGTCTTCCTCACCGTAGTAGCCTAAGTAGTCTTCATGGCTCTCAGCGGGCATATAAACGGCTTGTCCATCGTAGGTAGAGACGTGAGTAGCACCACCGAAGCCCATGTCCATGCTACGAGCGCGGGCCTCACCCTCTGTCGTAAAGATGTCATTGGCATATTGTGCCTTGCTGACGACAGACTTACGGAGTGTAGAGACCTTGTGGCCTACCATCTGACCTGTGGGCTTACCCTTGTCGTCTACGATCTCAATGCGGGCAGCAGGTTCTTCCTTGGTCCCAGTGATCTTGACAGGGATGTTAGGGACATTACCTTCACGGATAATCTCACGAATAATACCACGGGCTGTACCACCTGAGCTATTCCAAGATACTCTTTGTCCTGTTTTCATTATGGTTCACCTGCTATTGTATTCTTGACTAGGATCAGGTCAAAGTTAGCTGTCACACGGGTGTTGTTAGATTCTACGTCCGCTGATCTAAGGTCTAAATCAGACTTCTCTGGAAACTTGAGGGGTACAACAAACATATAGTTGTACTGCGCCTCATACACCTCGGCTATGTGTTTAATCTTAAAACTTTCGCCTTGCCCCCTAGAGTAAAACCTCACTTGAGCATCTTTACCCTTTTGTGCGGTAAAACCTAGATTGACAAGATAAGCAGTGTAGCCTGCGGGAACCGTGTAGACACACATCAAGGTCTGAGAGTAATCTACGTCAATGGTAGCAACGACAGTCCCACCAGAAGAGCCAGCATGAGCCGTAATAACACCTTCATTTGAACTGGTGTGGTTATAGATCATACGGTAGACACGCCTAAACGTGCTGGTGGTTGCAACTGGTGTAAGACCTGACATAATAACTATCTCAGACGCTTCATTCCAGTCTTCGTCAAGACCTATAATCTCCAACTGACTTGTATCGGTACTGTCGTCTGACTTTACATAGATGATCTGAGGGCTGTCTAGTGCAGACCAAGGGTACAGTCCACCATTACTCCAGATTGTCTCTGGGACAGTACCAGCATCTAAGTCAAAATTAGCACCAAACTTGTGGACAGCAGAGTAGTCATTAAATTCACCTTTAGCTATTGCTAAGTAATCATGCTCATAGAGTTGCCTAGCCCACGTTGTCATCTTTTAGCTCCCCTGTGGACTGGACACCCACTTCAGGATCATAGTCCAACTCAGCAATGTCCATAAGGTCTTGAATGACCTCAGGGTGTGTGCTGACGTTAATACCTGCGCCGTTAAGGTTACGGAGGAACGAGGCAATCTCACGAAGATCGTGTGGTGCAACATCACCAGCGACAATGGTAGGCATCAGATCATAGTTCAGACCGTTCAACTCCCACAGACGCTCTACCAACTGCTTGTTGAGAACATCTACGATTGCTTGGATGTAGCTCTCAAGCGCACGGAGGAACAGGTCTGTCTTCGACTTGGACAGGGCGTAAGAGCCACCTGATGTGCCAAGAAGAAGAAACTCAGACAGCATAGAACGAGCGATGTCATGCTGATAACGATTAATGATGGGATTAATGTCAATGTTCCGGCTCCCGTTAGACGACATGAGTTCGATGTCTACCAAGCGGACGTTACTAGGCGCACCATCCTTATCAGGGTATGCGTCACTTGGGAGGATGATGTAGCCCTGTTCGTTGAACTTTACATCACGCAGGATTTGCTGTAGGTTACTAACGAAACCTGACTGAGCAGCAGAGGCGTCACCTGACAGATACTCAGCAGGGATACGGGCAACTGGGATACCAGCAAGTTCACGTTCAACAGCGATAGCCTCAATGGCCTGTAGGTTGTTCAGGTATTCGTAGGAGGTGTAAGCATTACGCAGGATGGAACGACCAGAGGGGTCACCATTCAAGCTGGTAGTGCGGTAATACAAGGACTTGTTAGTGGGGATGTAGTTACGGCCATTCATAAAGCCTACGTCTTGCTCTACCCCAAGAACCTCACCTGTCTTTGTGTCCACATCAAACTTGCTAACTGTCCAAGGCGCACGAGAGGCAATCTTACGAACACCAATACGACCATCAGTGAACTTAGAACGCTTCTTTTCGCTACGGCTAGTGGGGCCAACTCTACGCTTGTAGACGACCTCGAACCAACCGAACCCATACGACAGAAAACCTAGTGCCTCAGCGATGTGGTCATCAAGTGTGTGGTCCATGTCATGCAGGACACTCTCGACGAACTCTTTCTCGACTTGGGCAGCAGGTGTGTCGTTAGCAGCTTTAACGTGAAGGTCAACATCACGAAGGATTTGCTCAACGGCGTACATAACTGCACCCACCGTAGAATCATTATCACGCATCTCACGATACTTACGGATAGCCTTCTTACCACGAAGTTCAGGGAGGAACTCGTCAGCACGGATTTGACCATTGTAAGTGTTATCGCCAGCAACACCAAGGGTAGACTTGGCAGCAGCTTCAGAGAGTTTGTTTACCATGACTACGCATTTCTTTCATGTTTATCTGGACAAGCCCTTGTTGCTGCTATACACAAGAGATAATTTAGGTTTTGTGTAACCGTTCAAGGAAAGGTCAGTGATTGCCCACACAAGAGCGTCAAGACGGTCAGGAGAGCCAATAGAACCCAGTGGCTCCCATGTTCTCATCTGCGTCTCAAGCTCGTTCAGGTTAGCCCCGTTGACAGGGTTAGCGACATGCTTGACAAGACCACGCTCGTACAGAGCTGAGATAGGTTCAGCACGGGCATACTTACCACGAGAGGCTCTAACAGCTTTGTAGGGGACGGTCTCATCTTCACCATGAATAGTGGTTCTGACCATGTCACCACCTTGGTTGACCTCAGCCACGATACGGTCAGCTTGGAACTGATGGTAAAGCTCAATGGCCTTCATAGCCCAACCCTGTGGTGAAAGCCTGTCGGTATAGTCACCAAGGACATAAGCGACACCATTCACATCAATACCTGCAACAACAATACCCGTCATGTCACTCTCAGCATTAGAGGTAACAGCGGGGTCAAGTGCAACGACAATACGGGTGAGGTCAGGGACATCCTCTAGCTTAACTGAGGCATCGTCCAGCATGGCTGTGGTCCACAGAGCGCCTTGGGCTTCCTCTAGGACTTCAGCATAAAGCTCTTGCCTACCCAGTCTAGTTCCCTCATACTGTTCCTTAACAGCAGTCAGGTAAGTTCCAGCTAGGTTAGCAGAGTTATCAAAGGTAGAACCTGTCGTAACGACAGTCTTAGGGTCTTTAAGTATCTGTCTGATTAGTTTAGTAGGCTTGGGGGTCGTAGTGACCATAATACGGGGATGTTTACCGAGACGCATACAAAACTGTAGCATCTGCCAAGTATCCATGTCCTTATTCCAAGCAGCAGTCTCATCACACCAAGCTAACTCGAACTGGGGTCCACGAAGACGCTCAGGTTCCTCAGCAGAGAAGAACTGTACTTGCGCACCATTCTCCCATGTGAGTGTCCGCTTAGTAGGAGACCATTCAGGGAAACCCATCTTCTTGCCAGCGTAGGTCTTATCACCCTTCCAGCAGACTGACAGGAAACCACTCTCACCCTTAACCATAACTCGTTCGATGTCAGAGTTAGTAGAAGCGACAGCAGCGATACGTTTAGCACCACGCTTGACGTTCTCTCTTACCCACTCGACACCTGACCTAGTCTTACCGAAACCACGACCAGC